CAGCGCCAGTTGCTACTTTTTTCATTACTGATTTGAATTTGATATTAGGTTTTACTTCTATTCCACCTTTATCAATTGTGTTAGCTGATAATAAAGCAGCAGATAAATATTTACCCGCAAACTCACCAGCATACGTAGTCGCTAAACTATTTAAACTATTAGCC